TTAACTTACTGATTTTAATAATCCTCTACTGCTAGTTTGTGGTCTATGGGGCATCAATGGGGCAAAATCACCCAGCTTCTGATTCAGCATTGCGATCTGCTCTGCGTTATTGTCTGCCATCCATGCGCCGTACACATTGAAAACCATTTGCGCACTAGCGTGCCCCATCTGACTGGCTATAAAGCTTGGATTGGCGCCAGCGGCCAGTGACCAGCACGCGTAAGTGTGGCGCGACTGGTAAGCTTTTCGATGCCTGATCCCCGCCTTTTTTAACCCTGCGTCCCACGAGTCACCAAACGAATCAACCTTGTAGATAACCCCCACATCCTTACTTCGACGGACTATCTTAGGGTTAAAGACAAATGTACAGCTGTGCTGCGTTGTTCGACCATATTCACGCAATTGCACGTTGATGTGATACTGCTGCCCGAGTCTAGTCATTTCCATCTGATTCCTTAACGCATCGATGGCTGGCTGAATGAGGTGTATCACTCTATCCGTACTGGCGTCCGTTTTCGGTAGTGTGAACTCGCCCAGTTTTGTATAATTACGGCGAATTGTTATTGTACCCGCTTCAAGGTCTATATCTTCCCATGCCAGGGAAACCAGTTCTCCGTGACGAACACCTGTGTACACCGCCAGTGACCACATGTTTTTCGTCTGCTGATGCCGGCACGCATCTATCAGACGGATGAATTCATCACGGCTGAGCGGATCTGGCTCCACCCTGGCCCTTTTTAATGGCTTTATTCCATCAAAGGGATTTGCCTTTATGTACCCATTATCGGCGGCGAACTGGAACATTCCGGCGATAGTCGTCATGTAGTAATTGACGGTGACCGCGCTCCGGCCCTTAACAGGGATCCTGCCCTTTGCCGCGCACTGATAACCCATCAAAAGCTCTTTCCTGATGTACAGCAACTCTTCTTTCTCAATCGCTGTCACTAGTCGGGTAGCCCCGATCAGCGGTACAACAACTGCCACGACCGACTCGTACCGTTTGTGCGCGTTCGCGCTGATTTCCATCTTTTTCAGATCCAGCCACTTCTCTTCGAGTTCTTTCACTGTGATTTCTTTCTTGCCCAACCCAAAAATTTTAAGGTTAGGTGAATCTGGAAACCGTTCAGCATAATCAAAGCTTCCCGTGCGGATGGCAAAGCATACCGACACCCGCAGTTCCCCGGCGATCTTCCTGTTCTTAGCGGTGTCAGGGACACCGAGGTTTTCCCTGACGCGCTTACCTTTAAAATTAAACCAGATGCGCAGACTGCCACCGTGGTTTTCGACGCCTGTTGGATATGTGATTTTATCCATTAATACCTCCAGACGCCCAAGAGCGATACGAGCTTACCTTTTTCATGGCATCAAATCATCCTGGCTGCTTGCTTTTCATTGAAGCGACCCAGGCATCTACAGCCTTTCTGTTATACATGCACTCACTGGAAGGTTTTGGATTCCCGTCAGGTGATACGTGGATATACTCCCTCCCAACCATCCAGCACTCTTTTCTGGCCCGGAGGATGGTACCGGGCTTGAGCCCGGTCACCGCGATCAGAACACTTTCACAAACCCAATCGTTAGGAGCTAACTGAATAACATTGCTCATATACCCGCCTCACACCACGTTCAGGCCACGGCAGTGGCACCACGTTTCGAACATTCGTTTAACCACTTCCCGGCAGTAGAATCCTTCCTGATCCCTCGAGAGGTCGTAGCGGTTTCCGTACCGCTGACGCACCCAGATTTCAAATGCCTTATTCAATTGATCCCTCCAATTTTTCATCAACCCGACGAACGCAACGCTCAAACGACGACGGCGTAACAATCTTTTTCAACTCAGCAACCAGGTAATCGTTGTGTCGCTGGTGGAGTTGCATGTTGTTTTCTTTTTCAATCTGGCGGAGAACAGCAAGACGGGCTGTGATGATGCGACGCTTCGCTTTTACAACCCGTAAGGCATTCTCTGCCTTTTTGCGCCACGCACTCCATTCACTACTACTGTTTGAGTTGGACAACTGGTCTTCAATGCTCAGTTGTGTTTTTTCAGCGATTACCAGTTGCTGGAGGCAGTCATTTACAGAGTTCAGATTGTCTGTATTGATAAATGATTTTTGCATCACTTCACCTCCACACCGATCCCTGCGATAACACAGGCTCGTTCTATAGCTTCTTTTACCCAGCGCTTATAGCTTTCCGGATGGAATACCTCGCTTTTCCCGGTACCGCTCCAGAACGCCTTTGACGTGATATCTGGCAGGGTGATGGTCAACGGTTTACCAGAAGTGACATCGCAAACCACTCTCTCCCAGTGGTCGCTAGTCTGCGATTCAAGACGCTGAATTAACTCCCCAATACTTAAAGGGGCGATCAACTGCTGGCGTAAGCGCTGAATCTCCGCCGCCATGTAGTAACCGGTTTTGCTCCAGGTATCTACATCATCACCGGCCATATCCGGTTCCATCGTCGCCATCAGAACGGCGTCGTGATAGTCCTGGCTGCCATTGGTGATCGCGACAGCGTAGGTATCACTGTTTTCGCGCTTATGGATAAGCACGACAGGGTTAGTGATTTTGCTCATTTCGCCGTCTCCCGCTCAGCTTCGATGATGGCATCTACAGCCATCACCAGAGTTCTGGCTAGGTCGTCGTAATCCTGCCAGGCATCATTGCTAAAAAAATTCGTGAGCATTACCGGCGCTATCTGCACAACGAGGTGCTGGCGGTAAGTCATGCCACGGGGAGTATCAATGCGCGGGCATGGGTAAGCTGAATGCTGGCCTTTGCTCATCGTGTCGCCTCTCGTTGAATTGTCTTGTAGGCTCGCAACATATCGCGAGATTTTCCGGACAAAACCGTCTTCATGAAGAACATTCCACTACGGTTTGCAACTATTCCTGGTGTGCAGAGCAGTGTGGCGTCTACCACGCGGTTATGTTTACGGAACTCAAACACAGTACTGGTGATCACGATGTTCGCTACGGCGCCATAGTCCTGGTATTGGATTTTCATGAAATTGAATCTCCGGCAGTTTCTTTTGTGTAGTTTTCCCATCCACCATAGCTGTTAACCATTTCGCCCAGCCGCGAGAAGCAAGCATTCATCCATCGGATGCCCCTTGGGGTTAGTGTTGGTACAGTCCCCCAGTCGATGAAGTCAGAATTACTGCGGTGCATATATTTAATGAGGTCCAGAATGTTGATGTAATGGGCACGGCGTTTTTCCATATCCCATCCCTTATCTTCCAAATACGAATCGATAAAGCTCTTAATGGCTGGTTGGTCTAGTGAAATATCCCCGTACTGATGGCGGTACACCGGGCGACGGTGCATGCTGACTAAGTGGAACAGGTAGGCATCAGACACCCATATCAGCGCTTGCTGGTGGGCCAGCTCAACAGAGCCAACCGGTACCCAAATTTCATTATTGTTCACTGTTGACCCTCCCATCCAATCACCTGGAACAGCCCCATCTTAGGGTGATACCACCGGGTGCCTCGAGGTTCAGCTTCAAACATCATTTTGGTGAATGCCGTCATAAATGGCTGCTCACGCACAATGGTCATGGTGGATTTGGTTCCTCCAGGCGCAATAAATGGGATAGGCTTATGGTCGATGTCATAAGCGGAGACTAACTGGCGACACTTTGCATCTGAAAGTCCGCACAGTGCTTTCAATTCCGAGTATCCAGCCCAACCAGGAGGCGTTGCACCACGAGCGATATGATCTACTAGCTCGGTAACCTCAACGACCTTGTCCTCAACGTGGTTAAGGCGACGCTCCTGCTCAACATTCAGCAGGGCCATTTCGGCAATGATCTCCGCCTGAGATTTAGGGCGTTGGTATCTATAGCTGCCAGTTTCGCGGATAGATGGCAGAACATCTTCGCATACCCAGTCTTGTACACGTTCAGCGGAAGCAAGCTGGCTACGGAGAATGAGCCGGTAAGCATCAGATTCAGACGCAAGTTGCATGCCACGAATTTTGTCGTTAAAACCCAATTCTCGCGATTCGCTATAATTGAGTTTAATCAATGACTTGCAGTGAGTTTTTAGCGCGTCAGCCGGATTTGCGTAACCCAGGGATTTTGCCAGCTCAACGGCATCAAATACTGGTTTCCCCTGGTAAAGCATCCCGCTCAGAGAAATGCCGAGATCCGACGAGTTAAATTTCATCAGTTGATTACTCATTGTCTTCTTCCTCCAGTTCCTTTGCTTCTCGTACGGCAATTGCATCAAGTTCTGCATCAAGCGATTCGGCCTCGCCATAGGTCGCGATGCGGATAGATTTGAATGCTGGTTCGCTGAATTCAGCATGCCCCTTACAGAGCCCAGCAGTCGCAGAAACTACAGCCTCCATTTCGCTACTACTGCCGACAAAGATTGAATATTCGCGGCGCTCGGCATTTTCAGTCACCATGAATGTGACGCAGTACCACGCAGTGATAAGTTCGTTTTTCATCATCATTTACCTCAGTGCAAAATGTGTTGAACGGGTATTGCTTCGCCGACACGTAACCGAACAGCAAGATCCATAAACATCTCGTCGAGAAAACCGCTGAACCACGAATGACCGTCTTCTTTCAGGCGCTGATCGTTGGCGGAGTAGAACTGGAAGACAGCCAGATATCGCTCCTGTGGTTTTTGCTCGAGCAGTGCGCCTTCTACGTGTTCAATAAGCAGGTTCTCGATAAGCTGCCGCGTTAAGCCAAAAACAAACTCACCAGTTTTAAATTGGTATTCACCGTCACGAAGTCCCCAGCGTTTTTCGCACTCAATCAGGTAGGTAAGGGCGACAGTTCCGCGCATGTGCTTACAGATGATTTCAGCCCACTCGTGCTGCTCGGCAGCAGTTAGCTCGTGGTCGCCACTGCGTTTTTCATCCATCATCCATGCAGGGAAATTCATACCCGTCCTTTCGTGGATATCTTTCAGCCTTGCGACAAGTTGCTTGATGTTTTCGTTATTTCCTGCCATCAGTTAATTCCTCCGCTTGTATGTTTCTTTTTCACGTAATCAACAACCTCGCTCAGAAGTTCGTCGATAATTAATTTCCCTGAATCTGTCAGGTATTCGGTGTGTTTATTAATTTCTATGGCATTTTGATATGCGTTTTTGATAGTGGAGTCACCCTCATATCTGTTAAGCCCTCCTCGAGTTAATCCTTCAAACCGTAATAACAACTGATTGATGAAATGCTCATTTACTTCTACGGTTTCAATTTTGTTATCTGGAAGTTTTATAATCAGCAGGTTTCCACCAGTCTTACGCTGGAGTCGCGCTAATGCCGCGTTAGAAATTCGGCGTCGATAGGTATCGATAATATTCATAGTTAGTACCCATAAGCTTTCTTAAGATAAAGAATAGCGATTACCTCGTAACCGCAGGACGCATAGAGGCATGCTGATCTGTATGCCGTTTTATCCTTAATGAAAGTCATACGAAGCGCCTCACAGCTAAAGAAGCGACTACCCGACCGTGAATTTTTATATCTTTCAGCTCATCGGTATTGAGGGTGAAGGTTTCGTAATGATGGTTGTCCGAAATAATTTTCAATGAACCACAAACTAATGGCTCAACCCTCTTAATAAAAAGGCACGGACGGCCAAATACATCCATCGTATAAACATAAATGCCAGGGGTTAGCGCTCGGCCACCGCAATCAACGAAAGCCACAACCTCACATGGTTCGATGGTGGGCTGCATTGAGTCACCTTCCATCACGCAGCTCTGCACGCGGTTGCCAAAGTCATTAATGTTGTCTGAACCGAACAGCATTTGAGGCGTTTTAATTGGTTTGTTAATTGCGATAGCATTTTGCATTTTTATTTCCTCAGGGTGAGTTTGTACCCACCCAAAAAGGTGTTATTTATGATTAGATGGTTAATTAGTTAGTTAAATGGCAGAGAACATTTTTTTTAATGTCAGGATGGTCATCAATGATTTTTTTAGCAGCATCACATGCTTCATCGTATGACTTAAAAAAATCAACCAGGACGAAATATTTATCGATGCGTTCGTAAACAGCGAATTCCATCTCACCAATAAACGTTGTGTTAAATTGGTAGTTAAATTCACTCTCATGTGGCTGCGCAGCGTAAAGATATGACCAATGAGAATTGGCTTCTTTGAGCTTGGTGTGAATATCAAATTCTTGGCTGACTGGCTTGTGGTTTACAGTTACGCTCATCTTATTGGCTCCGTTGTTTGCCGATGAGTGAAGCATACCTATGGGTAATAAGATTGGTCAATACCTGTGGGTAATAATTTTTTTGTGTTTTTTTTAGGGCTTTGATTTTAAAGGTAATAAAAAACCCGCCTAAGCGGGTTTAATCAGATAATTTTTAATCTAGCTTCGACTGCAACGCCTAGCAGTTTGCAGTTCCCGTTTATAGGAATTATCGGATAGGAAGGGTTCAATGGTTTCAGGAAATGATCTCCACCATCAATAACCAGCTTTTTGAAGGTGGCTTCGTTGGCATCAATTAGCTTTGCTAGCACTAGGCTTCCATGTTTAGCTTCACGTCCCGTATCGAAGAGCACCATCATCCCTTCCGGGATACTCATTCCTACAGGGGAAGTCATAGAGTCGCCTTTGATCCGTAGCCAAAAACCTTCACCCTCAACATGAGCATCAGATTCACACCACTCTTCAACATCATCCAAGGTATAAGGTTCTATTGCCTCTGCCCAAGCCCCTGCACTAACCCAACTGATCACTGGATAACTCTTCCCTGGATTTGGTTGTTGTACTAATTCTACGTTCGATTTTTCTTGGGTAATGCCGTCCATCCATCCTCGAGGTAAGCCGAACGATTTTTCGATAACTTCGATCATATTGTCGGCGATGCGTTTTCTACCTGCCTTGCCTTCTGGCCAAAGCATTCTTAGAACGTAGGAAGGCTCTCGCTCAATCTTCCGAGCGAGTTTTGAGGCGTTCCCATCACAGTAATCATCCCTCAATTGGATGAGTCGTAAACGACGTTTTTCGTATTTATCCATAGCGTTCATTTTATCCTTTGTTACCCGTTGGTAAATAACCTATGGGTATTGATTATGTTGATACCTGCGGGTAATATCAACTGAGAATTTAAACAGAGGTCAATTATGGAAGCTCTGAAGACGTACATGGCGAACTTAACGCCTGAAGAGAAGAAGCAATTCGCGCTCAATTGTGGGACTACGCTCAACTACCTCAGAAAGGTAATGAGTACCGGTAAACCTATCGGTCCTGAAATCTGCGCTCAAATTGAGATCCACAGCGGAGGAGAGGTTTCTCGTAAATCACTCAAACCAAATAACTGGCAGAAAATTTGGCCAGAGCTGCTTCGGCACAATCATGGCTGA